ACCAGAACCTTTAATATAAAGATGGTTATCACGTTCCATAACTTGGTAATTATCACCAACAATCTTTTCTACCTTAGTACCATTTGCATCTATTTCAAAGAATGTACCTTTTGTGTGATATAAATGGACACGTTCAGAATTTTTTGTATCATCAAATTCTAATACATGGCCAGATTCAGATTGGTATACATGATTATATGGATATGCAGCATTATATGGAATAGGTGATTGTGTCCATGTCACATTAAATGCTGTAACTACATCTTTTGTTCTTGTAAGTTCTTTTTTACGAACTATTGTCTTTTTAATATCCTCATGTCTTGCAAGTTTATTTGTATCTGGTTCAAATTTATATAATGGATATTTACCATAAGGATCCTTAAATCCCATTGTCATTTTTAAACCAGCATCAGCTTGACCAGTAGCAGTTGAGGTTGAATCTATGGGTGGTAATACTGATTTAATAGGAACCAAGTTACCGTTTTGATCTGGTACACCACCTTCTATAAAAAGATTTTTTTCCTCTATTCTTTTTTTGACTTCAAGAGGATCAATTGTTTCTTTTATTATTGCTTGTTCTATGAAACCAGTTGCAGCGCCCACATAGTCATTATTATTTAAATCTTTAAGAATATTTGATGATTTTAATGTATCTTCTCCATTATGATATGTAAAAGTTACTAATGCATCATACATTCCTTGTGTAATGTCTGTCTTTACAGTTTCTTGTATAATTGCTTCAACTTCTGCTAATTTATCAGCATCATACATATTATCAGTCATCAAATTATTTTTTACAACTTGTGAAGCAGTATAATTTCTAGCATTTTGTAAACCTGTATCTTCTTCTTGTAATGACTCAGATGTGTTTGATGTTACATTACCATTTTTATCTGTAAATGTTTGTTCTTCTGCCGGTGGGAAATAACCATCTTTCTTTAGAATCATTTGGTTATTATCAGAATCAATAGGTTCTTCATCTTGTGGAATTCCACCTAGAGTTCCTAATAATATAGGTTGTTGCTTGTCAGGATCCCTGAACATAACAATAACCCACGAGCCTTCAACTGGGCCTAATGGTGAATGTCCTATACCTGACATACCTGCAGAAATTATAGGTTGCAATGGATATGACCATGGTAGATCTTGAGTAGGTATTAAGGATTTATCATGTGTATGTAAACCTACAACGCGAACTTGACACCTACCAAGTTTAAGTGGATCTTGTCTATTTTCAACTACACCGGTAAATACATTCATTATTCATTTTCCAAATTAAAAATGTATGAATCTTTTATTACTTCCATCACACATTCATGTTTTTCTCTATCTATTACATGATTAATTGAACTTATTAAATATTGACCAGTAAATATTTTATCAACAATATCATCATGATTATCTGAATCTTTAATAGGATTAAATTTATTTAAATTTAAAAATATTTTTTCACCAACAGTATAATCCATTCGACCTGGTACAGTAATTGTAATTTTATTTTGTTGTGCTTGTTTTAATAATGATATTCTTTTTTGAGCAGAATAACTTGGACCTGTACTATGGTAACCATTAAAGTTGCCCCAATGATTTAAATTTTGCATGATAAAGGAATTATAAGCACGTAATCCTTTGCTTGTAATTGTTCTATTCCCATTTAATGAATTATGTTTTTCAAAATAATCATATGAATCAAATGTCAATGATTTATATTTTTTTGTTGTAAGGTCGTGAGTAATTTGTCTGGAGGCAAGCATACCACTTTGAACATTATCAATATAATCAAATAACATTGGAATATCAATTTCAATAATTCTTTTATATTGTTCTTCTATATTTCTAATAGAAGTACCATCTTCATTTATTTGTCTATAATATTGATCATATGTAAATGATTGTTTAATACCTGAAAGAGATAATGTATCCAAACTACCAAAATTAAATCCATATCTATTTTCAAAGAAAAGATAATTTGGAACCTCTTTTCCATTTTTAGCACATTCAGCTAAAAAATTTAAATTTTTAACTGGTGACCAATAGTTTGAAATATATTTTGTACTATTTTCTGTTGGTTCAATTAATATATTTTTTGATGTTTCTAATCCATTTATTTTATCACTAAGAATTTCTTTTGCAAGGTCACTAATATTACCTTCATATGATTTACTTATTCGTTTATTCATATCAACAATTGCTTCTCTTGATATAAAATGTAATTCATATATAACATTTCTATCACCAACCATATTTCGATTGGTCATTTTATAGATAAAAAATTGATCATCTATCATCATATTTTTATCATCAAATGTTGGTGTTTTTATTCTAATATTAATATATTCTTCGCCAACAAGTGGGAATAAACCTGCATAGTCAATTGATTCTCTTAACGCTAAGGTACCGGTAATAAATGGAGAAAATATATCCTCATATATTTCAAATGCTACAATTTGGTTCGTAACATCTTGGCCAAAGCCATTAAGACTTACGAGTTCCAATTTTTCTATAGTTACATCACCGGCAAATCGGATTGCGTTTTCACTGCTCATTACATGCTATCTTTAAAGTTTTTAAGAATTGTTTCTAACAATGATTTTGAAATTAATTTAATTCTTCTTTTCTTCTCATTTTCATCTGATTCATATTGATAATTTGAAACCGATGTTGCTTGAGGATTTGAAGAATCTACTTGATTACCGTTTGAATCAATATAATGATGTGTATCATACTCATGACCAACACCATATTTTGTTGTAATATGTTGCTCTAATTCATAAATTGGTAATGGAAAGTCATCTATATAATTAAACTTATGATTACATATCATTATAACCCAATGATATTCTGCTGAACCATATACTTTTTCAGAAATAATTTCTGGTGTTTCACCATCTTTAATATCATATTCATCAAAAATTGTTACATGTGATAAAATTTCAGATCTAATTCTAACATTTTGTGCAATATTTGTAACAATTAAATTTTTTGTTTCACCATTAATTTTAAAATCATATAAAACTGTAGGAAATTCTTTAAAATACATTTATAGTCCCTCGTCAATAAGTTCAGCTGAAAGTGGAACAAGTTCTTTAAATGTCAAGAATAAATTAATTTGTGTTGGTGTCCCATCTTTAAATGTGTTAAATTTTCCTTGCGGCGTATAGTTAACTGATAATTCTGTTAAAACACAAGATGTATGTTTGTGAATTGCATCATTTTCATTTTCACCATTGTAATAAACAATATCAAATTCAGAAGGATAGATATATAAAAATTGCATATCGTCTTTATATTCAGGATGCATATGTGTTTTAAATGTTTTTATAATATCCTTTACGTTTTGTGCTTCTTTAGGATCGCGAGGAAAAAATTGATAATCTATTTGAAAAGATCTAACATCTACATTTCTAAATAATTGTTCCTTTTTAGGATTTGGTGCTATACCACCTAATTTTTGTAGTAAACTGGTACCAGGTGCTAAATTTAAACCAATTGCTGAACCAAGGGTTCCTGCTTGACTTAAATTATCACCACTAAAGGCATCCTTTAATGCACTTATATCAAAGTTTTTAACAGAAGAACCGGCCGCCTTACCTAATGACACAGTACCTCTACCTACAGCAGCCATTGCTTGATCATTTAATAATTCCTTTTCTTCGTAATTAACTGAATATCTTATATTCATATTATTTGGCATGTGTAATGCAATTGCACTTTCAATTCTTCTTTTTGTTCCAGTAAATGACGGAGCTTGATCACTAATAGCATATGCCATTAAAGCAGTGCCACCGGCGAGACCTAATTTACCCTTAGTTGTTTTAGGGCTAAATCCCATAATATTGCCTGCTAATAAAGAATATCCAGCAACTGGTGATGCAACATACGCGGCACGTTCAAGTGGAGTCATATTTTGAACTTCTTGTACTATTCTTGCTTGTTCTCTTCTAGAAGTGCCAATATCTAATGATTGATTTACCTTATCCTTATGTAATTTTGAATCTTCTGATACATTAATATAAAACATTGCATAATTATTTCCATATATCTGTGTATCAGCATGCAAATCTTTAGGATAAGATTTTATATCATAACCGTATTTACTTGGTAAATCTGCCATAAATAATTCCAAATATTGTTTTTATTATTTATAATAAATATATGAATGTATCATAAAAGAAGATATAAACCTATTTTCCCTGAGAAATATGAGGGAGATCCAACAAATATTGTTATGAGATCAAGCTGGGAAACACGATTTGCATTATGGTGTGATCGAAACCCTGCTGTGGTAAAGTGGTCATCAGAAGAAACAATTATACCTTATCGATGTCAAACTGATAATAAACTTCATAGATACTTTGTTGATTTTAGGGTTAAGGTAAAACAAACAGATGGTTCACTGAAAACATATATTATTGAAATTAAACCGGATGCACAAACAAGACCACCAGAATTTCCTGGTAGGAAAACAAAGAAATTTATGACCGAGTCGTTTACATTTGTAAAGAATCAATCAAAATGGAAAGCAGCAGAACAATGGTGTTTGGATCGAGGTTACGAATTTAAAATACTAACAGAACGTGAATTAGGCATATAAATAATAATATGGCAGATCTTAAAGACATATTTAACAAAAACCAATACCAATTGGCTGATGCTGCAAAGAAATCAAAGAATTGGTTTCAACAACAAGCTAGATTACTAGGTAATCAACGCATAACTCCAAACAAAGTTATGAAGAGTGATGCTCGTGCTATGAAATCAAGAATTATACCTGGTAATTTATATATGTTTATATATGATCCAAAAACAAAAGATTCTTTACCATATTATGATATGTTTCCATTGGTATTCCCATTTAAACCTTTATCAGATGGATTTATAGGTTTAAATATGCATTATTTACCATATCAAATGCGTGTATTACTATTACAAAGACTAATGGATTTTGCAAATAATAAGAAAATGGATGAAACCACTAGGTTAAAATATTCATGGAGTATGATTGATGGTGTGTCAAGATATCGACTGGCAGAACCGTGTGTTAAAAGATATTTGTCATCTCATATAAAAACAAACTTAAGACTAATCAACGCTACAGACTGGGCTACTGCGATGCTACTACCTGTAGAACAATTTGTTGGTGGGTCAAAAACAAACATATGGCAAGATTCATTAAGAGGATAATCAATGGCTAGTTTAAATGATTTTATTGCAAATGTAAAAAGTGAAGGCTTAATGCGTAATAATAGATATATGGTTAATTTTTCACTACCACCATCATTAACTGGTTCTGTTACAAATTTAGATTTACAAAATATTCTTTTATTTTGTGACTCAGCAACAATACCTGGTGTTACAATATCAACAACACCAGCATTAACATTTGGTGAAGTTAGAGAAATGCCTTATGAAAAATTATTTTCTCCTGCAAACTTTACATTTTATGTTGATAACAAAATGTTTGTTAAAAAGATGTTTGATGACTGGCAAGCAGCAATTGTAAATCCACAAACAAGACATACTGGATATTATGTTGATTATACAACAACATTTGAAATTGCTATATTTGATACAAATCAAAATGCTAGATATGGTATAAAATTACATGAAGCATACCTAAAGGATATTTCACCTATCCAGTTGGATTATGCAAATAGAGATATAATGAAGGTAAATGCAACAATTCAATACAAATATTGGACATCATCAATATTAAATAACGGATTAAATGAATATTACGATATGTTCCAAGATGTGTTTAAGGTACCTGAAGGTTATTTTAGTGATTTTAATGCATATCAAAATAATTTACCAGGTCAACCTGTACAAGGTATATTAACACCACCAGTTGATGTTACACCTACTGAACCAGTAAATGTAACTCCTAATTTAGGTGGACTAGAATTAAGTGGAGCAACATATCAAGCTCCATAATTAAAGGCTTATTATGAAT